TAGTCTGTATTTCATTGTAGGTACCCCATTGGATAATAAACTAATAGATCAGTATCGACATTTACAACAGCGAACTGCGCCTGCAGAGCACTATTCAGCCAGATTTCCGCTTGCAGAAAGGCGCCTCCAGAAATCAACAATCTATGTGAGTATTCTAACGATGCGTTGGGAGTATTTGATATATTACTATCTCCGCTTTTACGCCAATATACAGCCGATAGCGTGGATGCCTCCTGAATTGCAGAGCGAATAGCAATTGTGCCAATCGGCGCCTCGGAAAATGTCACTTCGAGGCCGCCGGGAGTAAACTGGTCCGCCGTCCATCCTGCGGTTTTGCTTGCTTTGGTATCTACCGTGGGATCGGATATCTTATGCCAATATGGGGTATTGCATTTTGCCCAGTCGGCGCCATCCGATTGAAATTCCGCCCAATCGTCCTGCTGGAGAAGCTCGAAGCTCGTCAGCTCCCATTTCTCGTTGCCGGAATAGACGAGCAGCTTTTCCGTATCAAAAGGTATCAGAGTGATTTTATAAGTGCCGTCTCCGATGTTCCGGACCTTTGCCTTCCTATATGGATTAACTGCCGGATCCGCGTAAGTAAATGTCCTATTGGCGCCGTCCGGATCGAACCAGTATTCTTCATAGTCATCGTTATCGAGCATCGCATAATCATCACCGATGATGACGAGCACATTCGGAGGAGCGACGTCCTCTGCTTCGATTGAATCCGCGATATATTTTCCTGAAAAATAGAGATCCCCTGCTTGGTAAACCGCGTTGATGATGGTTATTCCGCCCCATACCTGCTTGCTGATCCCCAGCTCGTCAGTCACACGCTCTGAGAGATTGGTGTCCTCGGTGCTGAGTGTATAATCCACGCCGAGTGCGAGATTAACCCCTCCACCGCCGGCCGCCGCGTTGATCACCAGGTCGATAAACCAATCGTGATTGAGCCGGAAGGCGGCCGTCCCGACATCCGTATGCAGCTCATCCGTGAAAACATCGCCCGAAAGGCTGATATTCATTTTCGCAGGCATTTAAGCGCTCCTCAGTTCCGTGATGCCGTAATAGTTGTCGCCATAGTATGTGTCTCCGTAGTAGGCTTCGTGCTCGATGTAGATTTCTTCCAGGATCTCGATCAGCCGGCAATCCAGTCTCACGGTCATTTCATCGCAGTTTTTATCTATCCCGATTATTTCAGCCTTCACCTTTCCGAGCATCTCTTTCTGCGGGCGGTTCACAAAGGCATAGATGATATCGTCGATCTCCCTCTGGATCACTTGGAGTTTCGTGACAAGGGGAAAGATCTTCTTCACATCGCCGGAGAGCTCGAGCTGTCTGTCCGCCCAGTCTTGAGCGTCAGCCGCCGTCGTCAGAAGAGTGTCGAATCTCTTCCAGAGTTTTGTTTTATACTTCGCGTAAATAGCATCCTCATGACTCTTATCGACGAGCAGCAAATAGTCATCCTCGGCCCAATCTTTCGCGTATCCAACGGTGAGGGATGTGAGGACCTCCGATGGCTCATATTTGATTTCGGGTATCTCCAGGAGCTGGTCAACCGTGATTGTCGCCACCGCGGCGGCCACGGCGCTGTAGATCCTGAAGGCGAATCGGCCGTCGTCCTCGACGATGAAGTCCCCCTGGACGGAGGCGGCGATCTCACCTATGAGCTCGATGAGCTCCTTCTCCTCGTCCAGGAAAAGGTTGATGTTCCGGGCCCTGGACCTGTCCCAATGCGCCATATTGAAAAAGTTGCTGTTGAAATTGACGTTGTAATAGTTCTTGAGAAGGTCCGCTGTCACATCGAGACCGTTTTCGATCAGGTTTCCCAGAGCATCGACATACCCCTTGAAATCGCAGGTGACTTCATCGCCTGGTGAATAATTGGCAGCCGCCAGGGAGAAAGTGCCGGCATTAAGATCTGATGCCGAGGTCGCCTTGGGGACCCCCTTGACCCGTACCTGGGTAATCTCCTTTATCGAGTGAAAGGTCGTATCAAGAAGCTTGAAATTGTAATTTGCTGGCGCCGGCGCTTTCATTTCATTCGTGCATATCACGGGAGCATTCTTTATCGGTCCATAGGCAATCGATATCCCTTTCCCGACATTCTTGTCTTTAATATCCGGATAAGTCACTGCATCGAAATTATTCACAGGCAACGTACGCGAGAGCTGCTTTCTCTTGTCCTGGATATTCACTTTGAGAATGGGTCCGACCACCATATCCTCGACGAATCCGCTCATCAAGGGAATGAAATCTGGATAGGGAAGGTCATCAAATCCCAACAGGGCCCGCGCAGAATTTCCGAACACGTCCCTGTCCTCTCCAAAACGGTCATAGGCCCCGTCGCTATTGTCGATCGATGCCTCTCCGCCCTCGAACGAAACTACTCCAAAAAAGAGAGGATCCTTGCTCTTGGAAATCGCTGGAATGGAGAGTAGCCTTCCTTCATATATGAAATTGTTGTAGACGCCTGCATGATTGGCGAATCCCCAGGCCTCCCCTATCATCATATTGAAGATGGCCGGATCATCACCGCCCGGGCAGTGAACGTAAAGCGCCTTGAACAGATCATCGAAAAAGAAAGATGAATCATTTTCTTGAACCGCCTCTTTGGAGCTCACGGCAGAGAGCGATTGGCCACCGGCTTTGACTGAGCCGATCCGGGTAATGTCCTGAGCCGAGACTCCGGTAAGGAATGAAGAATCAATATCGGGATAGACTTTGTTGAAATTGACATACCAGGCGCCGGCCCGGAAGTTTGTCCAGAAATCCTGAATCTGTCCTATATCCAGTTCGCAGAGGAGGATTTTCTTCGAGACGGGTTTATTTATCAGCGTCTGCAAATCGGACATTCTCTCAAATTCCTTCTATGGCACATAATCAATAAAAATCCAACCTCGATTATACGGAGTAGAATCATAATTTACATTATCAAAACCACCCCCCGTGTATCTATACAAAGCAACATTTGCCCCACCAATACTAACTCCTCCAAAACCAACACTTGCAGGAGAATCATAACGATTTATAGGGCATCGTGTATTATCTCCATCATCTCGAATTGTTGCTGATACTCTAAGTATTTTTGCATAAGTTAAACCATGTGCAACATATAAATATTCTGTAAAATCCATATTCCAGTCGCCAATTTCCATGGCTTTTGTTAGGAAATAAATACCCGAATTCGCAAATCGTATGCCGCCTATGACCTCTGCAGTTCCCTGTATGATTAAATTACCTAAAGTCTCAATTGATCCATCAGCGCGGATCTTAATATTCAGATTATTCTCGAACCATTTTCCGAAAACATATTTCTTCGTGTAGAGTCCGCCTGCATCCTTATAGAGCCCGCCGATGTACCGGTCCAGCCCGTCGTAGAATCCTTGCTTGGCGGTACTCCAGGTAGGAGCCACGATGGTAAATTCGGCTGTCACCGCAACACCAGCAACCACGAGTTTGATATAAACGTTCTGACTATTGCCGATCCCTGCCCATCCGGTAATTGATTCATCGCCGGGGAATTCAAAGAGAGCATCGCCTATTTCCACGACTGACCCGGCTCCGATTTTGGGCTCGGCGTTGTTATCAAAATTCGTCAGGCTGATTCCCTGAAAACTTTTCCGTTGTTTTTCGATCTGTGTAAGAGCTACCGTTACCTGTGACCCCGCCATTTAGAATACCTCCAAGAAATTGATTTCCAGAATCCATGTCCGATTATCCGTATCCCGCTTCCAGGACAATTCATCCTGATCGATCAGGCAGTAGATAGGTCCGACAATATCAAGGGAGTCCTCCCAGATAAGGAGAAAAACGGGTTTTATCCGGTCGACCTCCTCCCACATCGCCTCGATTGCGGCCTTCTCCGAATCGCTGATAAAAGGAAAGCTGAACCCAGGGGAACGATATTTGTAGCCCACGTCGCCATAAGATTGACCGGTAATTGAAATGTTTCTGTTCGAGGTCGTCTTTTTCGGAATATCGAATCCACTTGCCACCGGCGGCATCTGTAAACGAGGTCCAAATGAAAGTCTGCCTACCTCGATATAACCATCGGTATTGGCCGGATCATCGAAGAAAAATCGCCAGAAACGAAGGGCCGCAGAGGTGAAAAGTTTGGTCATGATGTCAGCATTATAGGTGATGGTTTCATTCAGTGTGGGAGGACCTCCCCAGGCATCCGTATCGTTTCCCTGAATCTTGATTGTTGCCCCGGAGGTCAAATTATGCGCAGCGATCACCGCACAGTCCGCCGTTATCGTGTTTCCCACCCCGGCATCGATTTTGATATACTGGTCTAAAAGTGAGTTCGAGCGCCAGCTATTGACCAGGTGGATGTTCTGCAAGCCGGAAGCAGGGAAATTGCCCTGCTCGGAGCTCACGATGAGGTTATATTTATCTAGTTCGTTATCCCAAATTATAATCATCGTTTGATACTCTTTGGATTTATCCTGATCAGGCCATTATCGGAAGCCCGATTGATATCGTCATAGAGAACATGACTGCCCAGCTGCACAATTATATGGATAGGAGGAGATTCTCTGCCCTCCCCCCCAGGCGTGACTTGTAGATGCTCCCCGGATTCAGCGCGGAATAGATAGGAGTCATTGGGATAGCCCGGAGGTACAATCATATCCACGCCCTCGGCATAGGCCGGAACAGGTTTGGCAGCGCTGAGCGCAGCTATTTGTATACCGCTTTGTATAGTGGCCATCGCCACCATGGGAATGGCCCAGGGAAAGCCAAGTTTCATGCTCTCGATGATAGCCCTAGCTGCAGCTGCCACGGCTCCCACAAGTTGAAACTTCCAGGATTGCAAGGCTGCCTTATACTCTAGGTTCGCTTCTTCCTTGCGGAAATCCTCGGCCAGTGCTTTCTTCTCTTCTTCGGTTCCTTCAAAGCCTTCCAGCTCTAAATCATGCTGCCTGCGCATTTGTTCGAGTTCCCGACTTGCTCGGGCACTGTTGATGGAATCTATCTGACTCCAGATATTGACCATAAAATCCATCGCCGCCTGTTCTACTTGCTGTTTGTGCGCCGCTACTTCTGCAGCGAGCCGTATCTCTTCCGCCGCCGCCTCTGCACGAATCCGAGCGCTTTCTTGCTCATAGGCCAATTCTGCATCCAGGCGTAACTGGTAGGCGTCCATCGCCGCTTCGGTCTCTGCGGTCATAGCATCTATATTTTCTTTCCAGGTATCAGCGGCATCGACCTCAGCATCCCGTTGCTTATAGAGCAGATTAAGATAATCTTGAATATCCTGTTTGTATATCTCGGACCGAGGCAACCAATATTCCCATCTAGCGATTTCTGCATCGAGGATCTTCCGCTGCCCTTCAGGAGTTTTGGCATGTGCAGCATTTACTTCCTTGATCCACTCAGCAAGATCTCGTTGTTTTATTGCCTCCGCTTCCGCAGCAGCAGCAGCTTCCGCATTCCCCCTTTTCCTCTCGTCTTGGGCCTTGGCCTCCCAACGCATAGCATCTGTTAGAGCTCTCTGTTGTTGTTTGAGCGATTCGATTTCTTGATTTGTCTGCTCTTCAAATGCTACTCCGGTTATGGCAGCCGCCTCTGCGCTCTGTCTTTGCAATTCCAGTCTTTCTCTTTCAAGTTTTGCGAGTTGCAGACTTACTACTTCCAATTGTTCGGCAGTAGTGAGTTCGCGCCTCTGTGCTTCCTTGACCAATTCTCGCAGACGGGTCATCTCGGCCGTCGCCTTAACGGCCTGTTCGACAATCTGAGTTAACCATTCTACGGCCGGATGCATAAAATCCGCGAGCGCGCGGCCGCCCTGTTCCTTGAGATCACCTATGGCATTTTGTAATTGCAGCATCGCTCCGGTCGATGTCTCTGCCTCCGCACGGGCAATCTGGAAACCGTTGGCCATAGCTTCCTGGAGAATTGCTTGCCTTTCCGCTTCATCGCTGGCCGTCCGCAAAGCCGGAATGTAA